TACTCTGTAGAGTTCGATGACAGCGTATTTATCTTCTACGCTAATTTCTAAGACGTCATGCTCCCAGTGTCTCAATCTCGCCGATCACTAATGCTTCGCCGAATCAATCCCCCTACATTCTCCATCCTTTCCCGTCGCCATTCTTCCTATTATCACCGAGGTTCCCGTCATCACATGGCATTGAATCTAGGAATAATCGGCCTACATTACGTATCAATCAAACCATCATCTCCGTTCCGCTTCTAACCACCAGGCCCCATAAAAAGGGGCCCTTTTAATGCTCAAAATTACCAACAGGATGACCGCTCGTTTGTTAATGCTTTCTCAGTGTCAGACTACTGTTGACATGGTCGGAGGGATTAACCCCTAATTTTAGACACAAAAAAGGGGCCTAATTAGGCCCCTTAATTATTAGTTTTAATCTTGCTCACAGTCTAACAGTTTTAGCTCTTCAATCATAGCATGCAATCTATCAAGAGTGCGTTTGGTTTTACGCTGGCTGATTGCGTCCTGTTCTCGAAGATCTTCTAACTGTTTGGCGAACAGATCGGCGATTGATTCAGTCATAATTAAATTGGCGAGGTTCAATGCCAGGATCGCTCCCGGCTCCCACAGTCTACTACGCCATGGCGCAGTAGCACGGCTTTTCGCTCGTCGAGCTGCGGGCACACCCCTTTCAAGAGCGACGTAATTTTGGATCGAGTTTTTTGGTTTAGTTTAACGATGGAACAGGCCAGTATTTACTGTCCGAACGATTGATTATTAACGAGTGTGAGTGAGGACAATACGCCGTTCGCGAAATATTAAATTTTTTCTTTTTTCCATTGTTTCTTTGATTTAGCGCCGAAGCGCGAGACTGGCGGCCCCAAAGGCCGCCTTTTTTTCATTAGACAATCGAAGATTGTCGTCGAAAGTTCTATTGAACTTTCTCCTTCGGCGCTGTTCGACACGACTGTTTTTTTATTGTTTTTCTCTTTTTTTCAGTTTTCCCCGACACAGGCTACACCATCCCGAAGAAACTTAATCAACTGTATTTTAAGGAAGAAGATGAGAAGCGAGAGGAGAGAATTGATTGATGGTTATTTAGAGAAGCGCCTTAAGAACACCGCCCTTGGGGGGCTTAGTTATCGTAAAGGCGCTTAGCGGAGGTTGATTAATGAATCAATGCTCGCTTAGTCAGGAAGCCTCGCTAGGGCTCGGCCTGCTCGTACGCTCGCTTTTCTGGAACTGCTCGTTACAGGGTTGCGAGGCTGAGAGCGCTTCTCGTAGGCTATGTTCCTTATTGACACAGTCTCTACTGGTTAAGTCTAACATATGTTTTATTTGCGGGTGCGGATTGCGGACTGTGATATAGTTGCGGAGCCAATGGCATTCCTCCGTGTCCATTCAGTTCGTTCCGCAGAGTTATCAGCCCGCTCGCAAGAGGCGGTTCAGTCACAGGCAGCGCAAGCCTTCATGGCTGATGCTTTGCTCTTGGCAAGGCAAGCCTTCCGAATACTTCCTTCTTCCATCGCCCTCTCCAAGGCGAACAATCGAGGAAACGATTGAAAGCAGCAAAGATATTTTGATTGTTTGGAAGAGCGTTAGTCTCAAGCCAGATTTCCCCCCTTCCATTGATTCTTTAAAAATGCTTCCTGCTAAGGATCAGGAAATGGTTGACAGCATGAAGAGACGCTATGCTAAGCGCGTTATATGGAAACAACTAGAAACTGAAAAGGAGCCTGAAGAAACTATGGGATATAACGACAGTGCAGAATTCATCGTCACGCAAATTAGTACATGGAAATGCAGAGTTGCTTCAGAGCGCTACATCAACAAAACTGTAAAATACTTGCAATCTCAATTAATGCCAGATAAAAGGCATTTCAATAAAACATCATTAAGGCAACGTGATGGCTTTAATATTGATTTGATTGATTTCCAAGTAAAAACTGAAGATTTGTCTGAATATCCAAATTGGTAGCATTGCCTACAACTTTCCCTTTCCATTGCTCTTTAAAATTAATAAAACTATGGAGGGACCATGTTTGAAGATTTACCATGTCCTTTCATGATTGGAGATATTAAAGTTTGGCCTGCTCATAGTCGTCCTGGCATGAGATGGTTCATTGCACATGAAGGCAAGCCGTATTGGTTCCGTAGTAAAAACGAAGCAAAGTTGTTCGCTATGGACAGACAAGCAATGGAGGATCCAGAGGGGCTATGCGACTGATGACAGACGAAGACATCACGAAGCTTGTTAATGATGCCATTAGGCACCATGAACTTCGCGTGGCATTGTGGAGCGGGCTTCTTGGTGCTGCATTAATGGCTGGCACTTGGCATGCAATTTGGCTATGTCGCAATTTAACGCTTTCTTTACGTTAGAAATCCTGGCTTTTGCGCTAGCCTGATTCTGTTGATCGCGCCCCGCTCGGCGGGGCTTTGTCGTCTCATGGCATTCAAAGAAAACGCAAAATGCTCTAAAATCGCGAAAACTGGTCGCGTGCAAAGTTGGCTGGACGATCCTGAGGGACGTCTCGCCGTTAGCTGCACTGTATTCATTGTTGAAGATTCAATGGAAGGGGAAGATGGTATTGAAGCTTCATGGCGTTTTGTTTCACATGCATTAAGGAATGGTGCTGGTGTTGCAGTGCATTTATCAAATCTTCGTGCTCGTGGAGAGGAGAATGGTAAAGGACTTGTCGCTAGTGGTCCTGTTAGTTTTGGTCGCATTTATTCAGTGTTGAACGAAACACTGCGTCGCGGCGGCGTCTACAAGAACGGGGCTGTTGTGTTGCATCTTGACTACACTCATCCCGATGCCATTGAATTCATTAAAGCAAGCCGTCAGGAACTTCCTTGGGTGAAGCGTTGCCTTGACGTTGATGATAAGTTTCTTGAGAATAGTTCTCAAGAACTCATTGATGAGCTTCTTAAAGGAATTAGTAGTGGCGATATTTGGTTGAACAAGATTCGCTATAACGAAAAAGGCGAACGCATTTATGGCAATGTTTGTCTTGAAGTTTATCTTCCTCATCGCGGCACTTGTCTTCTGGAACATGTCAACATGGGGGCGTGTTCAATTGAAGACTTGCCGTCAGCTTTTGCTGAAGCGATGGAAGAGCTTTGCCAATTGCATAGCCGCACTGAAGTGGGAGCTACAGGCGAATATCTTCCTCCTTCTGTGGACAAGCAAGTAGGACTTGGCATTCTTGGTCTTGCCAATTTCCTTTCCATCCATGGCATTTCTTATGAAGACTTTGGTCACGCCTTAGACGACTATTATTTCACGCCAGAAGCTTTTGAGGAAGATGAAACAAACGCTGGCAAAGCCGTTAAGAAACTTGCCGAAGGCATTAGTAATGCAGCCGAAATTGCCCATGCCCACGAAATGGAACGTGCCTTTGCCATTGCTCCTACTGCTTCTTGTTCCTATCGCTATTTAGATAAAAATGGCTTTACGACAGCTCCTGAAATTGCTCCTCCCATTGCTCGTCTTGTGGACCGCGATAGTGGTACATTTGGCGTTGAAAGTTTTGATTACGGGGATGTAGAAACTGCTGCTGAAGTTGGCTGGGACAATTACATGCGCGTGACTAATGGCATTTTGCGTATGTTCCAAGATTCTGGTCTTTTCCATGGTTATTCATTTAATTCTTGGTCTGACGTTGTGTCTTATGACCGTGAGTTCTTGAAAGATTGGCTAGAATCAAATCAAACGAGTCTCTATTATTCGCTGCAAGTTCTTCCTGATACGCAGCGGAAAGATGATGCCTACGCGGCATTGGATGACGATTTTAAGTCCATGTTTGGCTTAGATGAAGATTCTTCGTCTGAGGCCAAAGGCTTGTCGTCTTGTGATTTAGAGGCAGGATTCTGCGCTTCATGTGCTGAGTGACACAATTCATTTCCTTTTCCATTGATCCTCATGACTAAAAGCCCCTATCTTTCGATGATTGCCAAGAAGCGCCCTTGGCAGGCCACGCCTGTGGACAACGGCGAAGTAAAAGAAGGCGCCGAAGAAACTCTTTACAAGGCGCTTGCTTTAAGGCATATTGAACTGCCTGTCAAAGATCTTCTTCAGCAAGGTCTTGAAAAAGACCTTCCTTCCACTCCTGGAGTAATTGAAGCGTTGCGTTCAAATCAGACCGACGAAGAGCGTCACGATGAGGCGTTGAACTATGTCGCAGCCGCATATGGCGTAGACGAAAAGGCCGAACGCGAAGTGATGAGCATTCTTAAGACGTGGATGGAGCATCCGGCACATCCAATTCATAAAGTTTCTATCATTGAGCGTTCCATTTTCTTCGTTGCTCTTCCCTTTTTCCGCTTCAATGGAAACATTGGAATGCGTACTGTATCAGCCGACATTAGTCGCGATGAACAAGTTCACTGCGGAGTGCATGGACTTGTGGCTAAAGAGCTTAACGAAAAAGATTCTGAGAGCCTGAACAAGCTCCGCGCTGCTACTGCTGCCTGGCTTTTTGAAAAGCTTGGTAAGCATGAAGATAAGTGGCTAGACAAAGATGCTTGGATGCGTCGCTCTGAGCGTCTCTTCTGGGAAGGCAAAGCGCCGGACATGAAGGAAAGTCGCTCTTCTAGGATGATCAGTTTCTTTGAAAGCTCAAATGTAAACCTGCCAGCATATGGGCAGGGATGAGTGATTTAGGTGATGAGGTCATCCCGGTAAATGTCGCTAGAATTGTATTTCCTTCGCAAGGAACACAATGCCTAAACGACAAAAGGATGACCCATCGCCATCATATCAACGAAAAGAACCAGATCCAGGGGATGCACGCTACGCTACTGGCGAAGTGGTTAAGGATGGGCAAAGGATTTGCAATTTTTGCAAAACTTGGAAGCCTTTTAGTGATTATGCCAAGTCCAAGACTGGACACATGGGACTGAGTGCCGTCTGCCGTGATTGTGAAAACAAAAAAGCTCGCGAGCGGTATGCAAAGAATGACATTCTTTCACGTCGCAGGGAGAAGAAAAGGATTTACGACAAGGAGCGACGAGAGCGTCTTCGCGCCGAGGGAAAGCTTAAAAAGCTCGATCCCCAAGTGCAGCGCGAAAAGGCGATGAAGCACAAGTATGGCATGACGACCAAGGATTACGAAGGCATGGTCGAAGCTCAAAATAATCAATGTGCAATCTGCTTTGCCCCCGGAGAGGAGGAACGCAATGGCAAGTTAGTGGTTGACCATTGTCACGCCAGCGGAAAGGTTCGCGGCTTGCTGTGCAATAAGTGTAATTTGCTGTTAGGACATGCAGATGACACTATTGAGCGCCTAGAGGGGGCGATTCTGTACCTGTCTCAGCGCGGAGAAGGATGACCACTCCCATCGTACGGCAAGGCTTAGAATGACCATTCCACGCTCCGTGGAAACGGTTACGGAACACGAGGCCCGAAAGGGCCTTTTTCTTTGACTGCTGACAATTCCTTGTTCTCTTAAGCATTTGTGCCTACATTAAAAAAGCAAGGACATAAGCCCTTGCTTGCTGAGAACGATATGAGGCGGGGGTGGTGCCCCGCCTTTTATTTTGCCTCAAGCCTTAGCATAAGGCACGCCGCGATACACCAGAGAAGCTTTCTGTGCAGCAGCAATACGCGCAGCCTTATTCAGACGCGCTTGAATCAAAGCGAGAACGTTCATGATGGTACTCCATGAGCCAGGCCCCGTTGCATGCCTGGTGATCATGCATCCCTGATCATTCAGGGACCAACGTGCTTTTATGCTAGCAATTCCCGTCGTCGGACTCGAACCGACACTTATGGAGGCTTAAACTCCAGGCCTCTGCCGATTGGGCTAGACGGGAAAGTTTGTCAATGGAGTTGTCCCGCATTAGGGACTCAACAGGTGCGGCCTGTGCTCCATTGCTTCATCGCAAGTGCCTTCAACTTCACTTACGAAATGTGATTCAAAGCTTCCACCCCTTGAATCGTTTTACCATTGGCCAATGGGCTCCTGCAGGAAGCTCATAAATCTTAGCAGAACTCAGTCCAATACACGGCTGCTCCAGCCAAGAAAAGCTGTTGATTTCTGAATCTCGCCTCCTTCCATCGCACCCTCTCTTCGTAATGGCGCCCATTGAGGCTGTAGAGCAGCTTCACCATGACTCAAACCTCATACATGCGGCATTCAACGCAGAAGGGGTCGTGCTGGCAGAATTTCTCCCAGAACCGCTCCCTGGTGTCGCCTGTGATGGCATAGTATTTTGCGACGGCTCGTTTGTAGTCTTCAAATGCTTCGTCAAGCTCTTCGCATTCCCTTCCCCATAGCTCTTCAATTTCTTGCATCACATACGCAGCTTCAATGGCATCATCAAAAGCCCTTTCAGCTTCAGCAGAAAAAGACATGACAATGGAAGGGGAAGGTTTATTTTAGTTTAACCCTCAAGATTTTCCATTGCTTTTGCAATTTTGCGAGCTTCTTGCAACTTGGGCAACAATCTGGGCTTATAGGCATGCTCTGCTGCCAGTAATTGCAACGCAGTTTGGCGATCTGCAGTTAGTAAAGCCACTAGAAAAATTACTTCCTTGGCAGTGAGTTCTACGGTTAACATTGTCTTGAAACAAGAATAAACTTTCTATATGCTATTCGCGATTAACGAATGAGACTATTGAGCCAATCAATGTCATTATCTTTTGACGCTTCAAGGATGGCGCCTGCCAATGCAAAGGCATAGTCATCGACGCCTGTTTCTTTACCACCAGTCACTGCCCATTGACCACTTTGTCTATAAATGACGCTTAAGTTTTTAAGTTGAAGCACGGCTTTCTTATGCGGATACATTTCAATGAGGCCAGCATTAAATAGTTCTTTCATTTTGCTGAATGCCTTCATTTTTGTGCTGACTGACCAGGCAAGTTCGCAAATCGGAAAATCTTTCGCGAGGCTTTGGATTGTGGCAGAACTGTTGAATTGGTCAAGGACAATGGATTGAAATTCGTAAATGCGATGATGCTCTTTAATCCAATCTTCAACCTTGGCAATATTCACTTCTTTTTTGCCAGCAATCTCAAAATCTGGTTCAAAGGCATGGAATTTATCAACAACTAAACGCTCGCCTTCGTAATGAACAATGCATGCCGTGTAATCATCTCGTCCAACACCACCACGGGCAGGGTCAAGAGCAAGGATGTAAGTGCCCATGTACTCTCTTAATGGCACCATAATACCTCTTTCTTTATTCACTGCTGCGTCAACAATTTCTGGCGCCAATAGGGAGGACTGACTTTTTGCGAATTGCGCTCCAAATTCCACCCAGAAGCTCTCTTCATCTTTCTTTCTGGCGTTCTCAAGGAAATCACATCCCCATGGCAAATTGACATTAATCTCCCATGTTGGGATTTGTAGTGCTTGCATGCCAGGAAATTCGTTGCTTTCGGCTTGCTTGAAATGCTCATAAAAAAGGCCATCAGTTAACCAAGGGGAAGACAATTCAATGATTTTTCCATGGCGACCAAACTGAGCAATGGAAGGAGAAAGTGCGTTGTACATAGCTTCTGCGCCACGGTTTGCATCGCCTTCAATTGAGAATGCAAGCTCGTCTTGGATGATGGCAACAACTGCTTTACCACGAGAAGCGCGGGCTGATGCGGGAATTGCTTGGAACACACAGCCATTACTGATTTCAATTTCAAATGCAGTTTCTCGCGTGACTTCCTGTTCAAACGGACTGTTAATGATTAGTTGCCTGATGTTTTCAAGTGCAATTTTTGACTGCCCTAAATCGTTTGCAACAGTAATAATGTACCATTTCTCTCCCTTTCTTACTTTACGCTGAAAGAAATCTGCTTGCACAAAACACATGTAAGTGGCAGCAACTGCGGCCATGAAGGTTTTTCCTGAGCGTCGTCCCATTGCCCAAATGGCATGGTTTATTTTCTTCTCAAATAAACCGTTGAGAATTTGCTCTTGCCTTGGCCATAAAGTGACGCCAAGAGCATGCTTGGCAAATTCAGAACATCTCAGGGCCATGGTCTAATGTATCAAGAGGACGAAGAAATTCTTTAGGAACGAAATAAGCAGGACGACCGCGAGCAGGATCTGCCCAGTATTTCTCTTCCATCGCTTCCCTTCCATAGCACCAGCCATGGATGAGCGTGGTTTTATCTTCAATAGTAACGAGAACGAAGCGCTTTTCGGGATCTTCGTTTTTCTGTACGATCAAATCGTACTTATGCTTACTCCTGGTCTTCACGTCAATTTTGCCAGGAAGATCGGAACTTCCCCGATTTGCTTCTGTTTCTTGATACAAAAAATCTTTAAGACCGAGATGAGAGGCGACTGCCATTTCTCCTGCGGCACCGAGGAGATGAATTTCAAGCGCTTTGTTGCCGCGCCATGCGCCACGATTGCGACCACGCAGCCCTTTCGCTTCGTTGACGGACTGCCTCCTCATCCCCTCTTCCATCGCTTCCTGTCTTTCCTGCTCGGAGAACGTGAAATTAATGGGCATAGTCAAAGGAACAACATTTGCATCATAGCCACGTTTAGAATGAAAGCAAGTTTAACATCCAGATAAAATGGCCGAGGAATCAATTGAATTGGGTCATGTTGTTGAAAATGGTGTACGAAATGATGGGCTTAGCAATGTCTTTACTGGCATGGGGGTTAGTGGACGAGATAAAAGTCTCTCCACTCAGACTGAGCCTATTATTTTCCTGACGCAGGAAGAACTTGAAGGGCTTTATGGCGAATGGCTGCCGCGTCGCATTGTTGACATTTATGCAGAACAAGCAACACGACGTGGTTTTAAAGTGTTGTTTGGCGGAGAAGGCGCTGCTGCTGAGGAAGTTGCGGGTATTGAACAGACGGTTGAGGATCTTTATATCCTTGAGAATTTCATGCTGGCGTCGAAAAACTCCAGGCTTTATGGCGGCAGCGTGATTTTGCTTTATATCGATGATGGACGAAGGGCAGATCAACCAGTCAACAAAAGCAATATTCGTTCGATTGAAGGAATGGAAGTATTGGACAGGTGGCAGATTGCTCCTGTTATTAATGAAGAAAATTTATATGACTATTCCAAAGCAACATATTATCAGATCATCTCCGGTGATTTAATCAATAAGCCACAATTGGTTCGCATTCACAAAGATCGCATTTTGCGTTTCGATGGAGACTGGCTTCCTTATCGCATTCGCCAAAGGAACTATGGATGGGGAATGAGCAGTCTGCAAACTGTTTACGACAGCTTTAAGCATTACTGGACTGGCCTGCATTCCACTGCCACGCTAATGAGCGAATTTGATATTTTCGTTCATAAGATTAAGGGCTTGTCGCAAATGCTTGCCGCTGGCAAGGAAGGAGATGTGAGGAATCGTCTCATTCTTAATGACATGAGCAAGAGCGTTTATCGCGGCTATGCAATTGACGCTGATAAGGAAGAGCTTGAATTTCTTGGTCGTAATTTTGGCGGCATTGGAGAAATCTTAGAGAAACTTCGCATTGACATTATTGGCGCTTCCAAGATTCCTCATACAGTATTGTTTGGCGAAAGCCCTAGCGGACTTGGCTCCACGGGGCGCAGCGAAGAGCGAGATTTCGCAAAGACCTTAGCAGACTACCAACAAGCCTCTTTCCATCGTCCTCTCAAGAAACTGATGGAATACATCATGTTGAGTTCTGACGGCCCGACGAAAGGACGAGTGCCGAATTCATGGCGCGTCCATTTCAATGATTTGTTCGAGTTGAATGAGCGCGAGAAAGCCGACGTGAGGGCTCGCGTGGCGGCTGTAGACGGGCGCTACATCCAGTTAGGAGTATTGCATCCGAAGGAGGTGGCAGAAGCCCGTTACGGCGGCTCTGAATGGAGCATGGAACTCACTCTTGATCCATCGCTCCCCCGCGAACTGCCTACTCAAGAAGGGGGTGGTTCCACTCAAGAAGGGGGTGGCGCCACTCAAGAAGGGGGTGGTGCCACTCAAAACGGGGGTGGGAAGCTTGCCGTGCCTCCTGGCGGCAGGGATCCTCTCAATGAAGAAAATGGCACATTGCCAATGGACGGCACCAGGGAAGTTGCTGATGCTCAAGCGGGATTGTTCTTAGAACGCGATCTTGAAGCCAAGCGAGGCGACGTTGTCTTTACTGATAAAGAGCTTCATAATCGTGCCGTTGCTTCAGCGAAAAGCAAATTCAATGTTTGGCCTTCTGCTTACGCCAGTGGTTATGTAGTGCAGCAATACAAGAGCATGTACAGGAAAAAGCATGGTTCGTTGTCTGGCGCTTTCAAGAACGACGAAGGCGAAATTCATGCCGATGATCTTGAAAAATGGTTCAAGGAGAAGTGGGTGAGGATTGGCGCCAATGGCGAAATCCTTGGTCCTTGCGGTGGACGCAGCGAAAAAGAAGGCAAGCCTAAGTGCTTACCAGAAGCAAAAGCCAAAAACATGAGCAAGGAAGAAAGGGCAACCATCGTGGCCCGTAAGCGGCGTAAGGATCCTGATGCTGAACGTAAAGGCAAAGCAAAAATGGTTAGCAGTAAAGTTGAAGACGCCATTGATCCCGTGAAACCCGAGGGAATGATCCTTGGCGATATTGACGAAGCTTCCTTCATCTCAGAAGCCGACATTGAAGAAGCCTTGAGTCAATGGAAAGAGGAAGCTCCTGACCGTTTCAAGGACATGCTTGAGGCTGATGATGCTGAATGACCTGTCGTCGTTATCTGATACGATCCTGGCTGAAAGGCTTGATGCGGAATGGTCTTTTGATCGTGGTACTGGTAGGTATCGCGACAAGCGAGGACGGTTCCTTAGCCGCAAAGCGGTTCAAGCGATTGTTGATAAGCGGATCGAAAAGCTTGCAACGAAACTACGTCGTTACACACAAATGCTAAGCGACGGCAATCTTACGCTTGATCAATGGCAAGCAAGCGTCAGAGAGGCCATTAAAGCTGCCCATATTCAAAATGCCATCATCGGCAAAGGCGGCAGAGATAACATGACTGCAAGTGACTATGGTAAAGTTGGTCAGCGCTTGAGACAAGAATATGCCTATCTCCAAGGTTTTGCGTCTGACTTATTGGAGCAGCGAGTTTCGCTTCCCATGGCTTTGGCTCGCATTGGCCTTTATGCCGAAAGCTCCCGTGGTTCTTATTGGCAAGGCACTGAACTGCGGCAACAGGAGCAAGGATATTCGTTGATGCGGCGCATTTTGGATCCACAGGCTCAGCATTGCGATGATTGCGTTCGTTATGCACGCGCTGGTCTTGTCGCAATTGGTTCTCTTCCATTGCCTGGTCAACGCTGCGAATGCCGAGCAAGATGCCGTTGTTCCGTGGAATACATGAGGCAGCAAGCTCCTTCTGTGCCTGCATAAAAAACGCCACTAACATAAGGCAAGCATTCTTTCTTCTAGTGGCACGTATTTTGTATTGCGGTGATGCGTTTGTAGAAACAGGCTTTGGTCGCGTCGCAAGTCAGCTCCTGCCAAGACTTGCTGAAAAGCATGACGTGCATGTGCTGGCAGTGAATTATTGGGGCGATTACAACGAAGAGGCTCGTAAATACAAAGTTTATCCCGCTGGCATTCACGGCAATGATCCCTTTGGCGGTCATCGCATTGCTTCTATCGTCAGGCAAATCAAGCCTGATCTGATTTGGAGCACCAATGATCTGTGGATCAACATTGGCCTTTGGAATCAGATCAAAGATCTCCGCGATGAAGTCGGATTCAAGTTTTATTCATATTGCCCCATTGATTCCTACGGCATCTTCCCTGAGACGATGCCTCCGACCAACGACTGGGATGGTTTTGGCGTTTACACGGAATTTGGAGCAGAGGAAGTCAGGAAAGCTGGCTATCAAGGCGAGGTTGACATCATTCCTCATGGCGTAGACACCAGTCAATTCTTCCCATTGGACAAGCTTGAATGTCGTAAGAAGCTTGGTGTCCCTGAGGACGTGTTTATCGTTTTCAATGGCAATCGCAATCAGCCTCGCAAGCGCATCGATCTTACGATCAAGGCTTTCATTCGTTTCGCGAAAGACAAGCCTAATGCTCGCTTGTGGATGAACATGGGGCAGAAAGATATGGGATGGGATTTGATTCCTTTGTTTAAGCGCGTTGCTCGCGATGAAGGCTACGACGCAACTGGCAAATTGATTCTCACGAGTCCCAATTTTGACGTTAATAATTGCCTCACCATTGAACAACTCAATCAGGTTTATGCTGCCTCTGATGTTGGCATCAATACTTGCATCGGAGAGGGCTGGGGCTTGGTGAATTTCGAGCATGCTGCAGCCATGCGTGCTCAAGTTGTGCCTGACCACACCAGTCTCAAGGAGATTTTCGATGGAGTGAGGCGCATTGACATTGAAAGCTGGGAAGTGGATAGGAATTACGGTTTGGACCGTGGCGTGCCTTCTGTTGACGATGCCGCTTCGCTCTTAGAGCGTTATTACGAAGACCGCGAATTGATGGACTACGACGCAGAATGGTGCTATAACCGGGTGACGGCCCCAGAGTTTGACTGGGACAACATCGGTCACAAGATGATGAAGATTGTCAATCGCTTGGTCGGTAAGAAGAAGCTCATCATTTCTTCTGGTCGTGGCTTTGGCGTGGAGGCTGGCAAATGATTGGTGTGTTGGCCTTAATTCGCGACGAGGAGGAGACGCTCCCTCGCTTCTTCGCTGAAATGGAGAAGCTTGAAGATGCAATGGACGATGAAGTTGTTTATTCGTTTTACGAGAATGATTCCAAAGACAATTCCCCTTCCATCGTCTCTAAATTTCTTCGGCAGCGTCATCGTCGCGGAAGTTTAGTGTCCGAAACCCTTGGGCTGCGTCGTTTCAAGGGAAGGCAGCAGGAGCGTACTGAACTCATGGCAATGGGACGCAATATTGCCTTGTCTCAATTGAAGATGTTCGATCCTGATGTGCTACTGGTGATTGACCCTGACATTGATTTCAATTGCGAACACATTCTGCAACTTTTGCCAGAGCTTGAAAACAATGACGTGGCGATGGTGTGTGCAGCAACAATGCAAGATGTTCCGTCCGTCTTTGGCGACAGCGAAGTGTCTTATTACGACTCTTGGGCATTCATTTCAAGCAACGGTTCTCCTGGCATCACATTTGCCCATTGCCCTTCAATACTGAAGGAAGATCAAGAGCAATGGAAGAAGGAGCAACGCATCACGGCACGTTCTGCATTTGGAGGCATTGCAGTTTTGCGTTATGACGACGTGTTGCAACAGAAGGCTGAATGGGACGGAGGCAGTGGTTGCGAGCATTGGTCTTTCTGCAAGGCAATGCTTGAAATTGGCGATATTGTAGTGAGGGCTGACGTCAATCCAATGGTGATCCACGGCACTTCCACTACATTCAGGGCTCCAACGCCTGAATACGCCGAGCAAGTCCAGAAGGCATTTATTGAACACAATGGAGCACAGGCATGAGGATTATCTTCCGCACAACTGATAAAATTTTTGGCATTCACGCCAAGCATCGCTATTTCTCAAATGACAAAACTGAAGTGGCAATTCGTTGCTTCAATAGCATGCTGAAAAGCATTGGGGATCGTCGTGATGAATGTGAAATTGTTGTCGTGGCTGACAAGAGTTCAGATCGCTTGCTTAATGTCGTCAAGAATTGTGATCAATTGATTGAACGCAATTACAGCGGACTGAAGGAAAGTATCCTCGATTCTTTTTCCATCGCAAACCAAAAACCAAGCAATTGGACTTTCTTTATCGAGGACGATTATCTCTTCTGGGACGGAGCATTTGATCGTTTGCTGTCAGACGCAAAGGGTCAACTTGAGTATGGTTTCGGCTTCAGGGACTATCCGGGAATTGTTCTTCATCCATCGGACTACTCTGACCGCTACTTGCGAGAATCAGACGTTAGGAAGAAAGGCCATATTATGCGATCAGATGAAACTTACTATCGTCAAATTTACAACACAACAATGACAGTGTTGATGAATCGCTATGCTTTAGAGCAAGCATCAAAAGAAATGGTGCCACTAATGGAAGGCCATAATCAAGGCCAAGGATTTGATGCAATTTTTAGCAAGCTTTACAGTCAAGAAGACGTTCTTTGCATTAGTCCAATCCCGTCATTTGCATTTCATTTAGACAATCACAATACGCCACCGCCTTTTATTGATTGGCTAGCGATGTGGGAGGAAGCAAATGTTTGACGCTGGAGGAGACAAGCTTTTTGCGGAGGTTGCAAATTTTGCTGTTGTTTATGGCGAATATGGTTGCGGAGAATCAACTAAATACATCGCCAAACACACTGATGCACGCATTATTGCAGTTGACACCAGCAAGGAATGGGCAGATCGCACACGCAGTGCAATCAATGATCGTCACAACGCATTGATTTGTCATGTCGATTGCGGTCCAGTTGGCGATTGGGGACGCCCATTGAATTTAGATTTCAAAGATAGGTTTCATGTTTACCATTACTTTCCATGGTCCCTTGAGGAGCCAAGTCCAAATGTGGTGTTGATCGATGGAAGGTTCCGTGTGGCTTGTTTTCTCGCAACATTGATGAGGGCAAAACCTGGTACGCAAATATTGTTTGACGATTACTGCGACCGTCCTCATTATCACGTTGTAGAAAAACTTATTGTTCCTGCACGCACTAGCGGACGTATGGCTTTATTTGTGCGGCCTGGTTTTATCAACAATGGACAGGCGCAACAATTGTATAACGAACACAAATTCGTCCTCGATTAAAAAGGCTTTCGCATAATAAACTTAGGGCCATCAACTTTGAGAGGCACTGACTTGGCGGCACTGATTTCATCTGCTGCCTTTATAACACCTGGCCATGCCGGATCGTAATCGTCTCCAATTAAAATACCACCAGGCTGAAGTAAGTCAAAATACTCCGTAGTGTCTCTATACACTTCTTCGTATTCATGAGCAGCATCAACATGAACCAAAGTAGGTGAAATTTTATTCGCTCGCAAAATTTGAGCTGCAGCCACTGAAGTCTGAGGCATTGGAATAATGTAGTTATGAAGCTTCCTCTTGTAGACATTGTTTAAAAAACGTTCATAAATATCTGGCATTCCCCCAGGCTTCCTGTTGTACAATGGCGGACCATTAGGATCTCTTTTCGGATTCCAATGCCCTGGGCACCCCAAGAAAGTATCCACGGCCAACACCACTCCATTGATTTTCTTGTCTCTTAAGTTACTTGCTAAGTGGATGGTGCTTTGCCCTTTCCACACTCCAACATCAACAATGATTTGAAAATCAAACGATTTTTCAAGAAGATGAAGGCTTGAATGGGTGCCGTTCCAACCTTGCAAATCTAATAGATCAAGATTGAGTTCAAAGTTTTTCCAAATATCTCCTCCATACAGAGAAAGCATTATGTCGTAGTAAGTTTTCATGTTATCTGAATTTAACGCAATCATGAAAATTGCTTTGCTTGATTCTAAAGTGTTATAGTGTTAGAAAACTTACAAAGCCATGACTGCAAAGCAAAAGCGTGAAAAGGTTAGGACTGTAATGCGTGAATTTGAAGCTGGCACTTTGAAAAGCAGCAGTGGCGAAGTGGTGAAGAATCGCAAGCAAGCGATTGCAATTGCGCTTAGTGAGGCTGGTCTTAGCAAAGAAGGCAAGAGTGACGAATACTGGGACGGCTACTGCGAGGGCATGCTGGGAAAGAGCTAAGGGGCGATGCCGAATCATTCGCCCCTCCATCGTCCGTCAGAGCTGCAGCGCGTCGTGGTTTAGAGCTTCGTAAAAAGCACAAGAAAGGAGGCTTGTCCACGCAAGAGGCAGGCAAGCAGGGCATTGGCAGTGGCGTGGCGCGTGCCTCTGATCTTGCTGGTGGTGGTAAAGTCAGCTATGCCACTATCAAGCGCATGGCAGCATTCTTTTCTCGTCACGAGAAAAACAAAAGCGGAGGAGAAGATGATGCGGGTTATATTGCATGGCAACTTTGGGGCGGAGATGCGGGACGTTCATGGGCAAATCGAATTATTAAAATGGTTGAAAGCCGCAAGAAAGAGTCATGAGCGAAAACATTAAGTCAATGGAAGAAGAACAAGGTATTGGCATTATGCAAGCTCTTGCGATTCTTTCAGCTCATGAACATCGCGCTACGCCTAACTGGAAACTTGTAGAAGAACAGCGTTTTAAGAACGGAAGGCTTGATGAAACTCATATCTTCGTTGAAAGCTTTTATGACAAGCCCGACGAGCATTTTACGCCAATTAAGATGCTGGTTTTTGAGGCTGAAGCAATTGCTAAGGCTTATGTGATGGAAGACCTTGAAGAGCAATTAAGTGAGCTTCAGGGTGAAGACGACGAAGA